CGAAAAGACGATTGAGGGTGTCCCCGTTGCCTATCATATCCGCAAAAGCCATCCCGGAAATCTTTTGAATGCCCAAACCGGAGGGACATGGGACGTGATCCCGGCCTTCGGTGAAAAAACAGGATTGCGTAATGTCATCCATCTTTACCGGATGCTGAGGCCGGGCCAGAGCCGCGGCCTTCCTTATCTATCTCCCGTCATTGACAGCCTGAAACAATTGGACCGTTATACCGAGGCCGAGATTATGGCTGCGGTGGTGGCGGGGATGTATACCGTTTTCATCAAGACAGAAGCCGGCGGGCAATTCCCGACGAACATGATAGGCGATATGGATGTCAAAGCGGCCGCTAAAGCGAGCGATGAAGATATCAAGATGGGAAGCGGCGCCATTGTCGGTTTAAAAACCGGTGAATCGATCGAGACCGCAGATCCGGGAAGACCCAATACTTCTTTCGATCCCTTCGTGAAGGCTATTCTGCAGCAAGTCGGGGTTGCTCTTGAGATTCCTTTCGAAATCCTGATTGGGCATTTTTCTTCTTCGTATTCGGCATCGAGGGCAGCGCTCCTCGAGGCCTGGCGTTTTTTCAGGGGGAGAAGGAAGTGGCTCTCGGATAATTTCTGTCAACTCGTTTATGAGATTTGGCTTTATGAGGCGATTGCAGCCGGAAGAATATGGGCGCCCGGGTATTTCAGCGATCCGATCATGCAGAAAGCTTATGCCGGCGCCCTCTGGATCGGTGACGCGCCGTCCCAGATCGATCCAGTCAAGGAAGTCGATGCCGCGGAGAAGCGATTGAAGATCGGGCTTTCAACCCTGGATGAGGAGACGACCAATCTCACCGGTGGCGACTTTGAAACGAATTATCCCCGGATCAAAAAGGAACGGGAGATGATGAAGGAGATCGGGATGGAGTTCGAGAAAAAAACGCCAGTTGCACCATCAACGGAAAAAGAGTTACCCGACCAAGTGCCACCCTACCATTTAGAGATCAACCAAGGAGGTCTCGTATGAAGCTTCTCGATATCCTGACTGCGCCCTGGGCGATTGTCCCGGAAAAACTGATCGAGATCCAGAATATTTATTTTACCCACCTGCGCGGGGAAAAGATCGATATCAAAGCGATCGAAGCGCAAATTGGCAAACCTCTTAGTAACAAGAAAAAGACCTACCAGACCATTGAAGGCGTTGCCATCATTTCTATCGAGGGCGTCCTGGCCAAACGGGCCAATTTATTTATGGATATATCAGGCGGGACCTCCATGCAGCTTTTAGAGAGAGATATCAACGCGGCCATGGAGGATCCCGATGTCAAATCATTATTGTTTTATATCGATTCCCCGGGAGGCACGGTCGACGGCACCCAAGAGCTGGCAAATCATATCCATAGTCTGCGGGGTCGAAAACCGATGACTTCCTACGCTGAATCTTTGATGGGTTCGGCTGCCTACTGGATCGGCTCGGCTGCTGATGAAATCGTCATGAGCGGCGATACGACTCAAGTCGGCTCAATAGGTGTCGTGGCGACTCATGTCGATGTGTCAAAGGCCGAGGAGAGAATAGGCTACAAGACCACCGAAATTGTGGCGGGAAAATATAAACGTATTGCTTCTTCATATGCACCGCTTTCCGAGGAAGGCAGAGCGACGATCCAGGACATTGTCGATCATGTCTATTCCATTTTTGTCCGCGACGTTGCCAGAAATCGCGGCGTAAGCGAGGAAAAAGTCCTGGGTAATATGGCGGACGGAAGAATCTTCCTGGGGCAAAAAGCGATCAATGCCGGCTTGGTCGACCGGATGGAGACGTTGGATCAAACCGTTGGAAGATTGAGCCAGCGCGGAACTCCAGAACATACCAGGATGGTTGTAAATAACAAAATCCGCATGCTTCAAGATGAGGAAAAGGAGAAAACCGATGCCCTATGAAAATGAGCATAGCTGACGGATGACGGATCCCGATCAGTATGATCGGTTTACCAGGGGTGAATGCGACCAGAAGCACGACAATAAGTGCATCGACGTGATTTATGGATGGAAGAAGAAAGAAGGCAAGGAAGTCTCGGAAGTCCAGGCCCTTCGTTATTCCATAAAGGTCTGGACCGAAAGCGATGCCAAAAGTCATTGTAAAAGCAGGGGCGGCACATTCGAGGCTGCCAAAAAATCTGATAAAGGAGGTAAATCCGAAATGAAAGATGAAGTGACCAAAGAAAGTTTTAGGGGGGCTTACCCTGATATTTTCCAGGTTATTCTGGCGGAAGGATATGACAAGGGTTTGGTCGATGGAAAAGAACAGGGTAAGAAAGAAGGGGCTGAATCGGAGCGCAAGCGCATCCAGGGGGTCGAGGCACAGTTAATTCCCGGTCATGAAAAACTGATCGCCGGTCTGAAATATGACGGGAAGACCACCGGCCCCGAGGCGGCCGTCAAGATCCTCGAGGCGGAGAAAAACCTCCGGAGCGGTATTGTCAGCAATCTTGCCTCGGACGCGGTTAAGCCCATCGCACAGCCTACCCCGCCCGTTGTTGACGGGGAGGGCGTTGATCCCAATCTCCCGGTGGAGGAGAGGGCCAAGCAGAGATGGGATAAGAGTCCGAAGATCCGCGAGGAATTCAACAACAGCTTCAATTCATACCTGGCCTTTTTGAGACACGAAGAGGCCGGCCATGTTCGTATCTTACAGAAAGGAGGTAACAAGGAATGACAACGCGATCAACTGATATTGCAAGAAATTTCGAGCTTGGGACGATCAACGAGATCCCCGTGATCGCCGCAGATATTCTTTATGAGGGATCGGCTATCGGTGTGGTGGTAGGCACAGGTCACGCGAGACCTTTGACTTCGGTCGACGTGTTCGTCGGTTTTGTGGAGAGCCAGTGTGACAATTTGCTCGGTGCCGCGGCAGCCAAAAACGTCCGGGTGAGGAAATCCGGCCTGGTTCAGCTTTCCGTGAGCGGTGCGGTGATCACCGATATCGGGCAACCCGTTTATGCGACGGATGACGATACCTTCGTTTTTCTTCCGACGGGCGGCATCTTTATCGGCTTCGTTCACAGGTATGTGAGCTCAGGCATCGTGATTGTGGCTTTCGACGTGGATAACTTTGTGGATCCCTATGCAGGGAAAACGGCGGCGACGGTGAGCGCCAACACGACCCTCAATGCAACCCATTCCGGGAAGGCCCTGTTTGTCGATACCGATGCCAAGATCATCACCCTTCCGGCAGTTGAAGGAATTGGCGGAATCAAGGTCGTCAATATCGGGGCCTTCGGGACGGTATTGATAGAGGTTGCTCCGAATGCGGCGGACATGATCGAGGGACCGGGTATCACCGCTGCGGATAATAAGAGCATTCTCAACACCAAGACCACGGCTCGCAGAGGTGACTATATCAATCTGGAATATGGTGACGCCAACGGCTGGACGATCACCGACATGAAGGGGACGTGGGCAAGAGAAACATAAGCCCTGAATTTTAAATTTCGGATCTTTTTGAAAGGAGGTAATACCAGATGGGTGCTAAAGGATTAGGATCAAGAGCGATTATCGGCGAGTTCTATGCTCGCCTGGAACAAAACGTGGGGGCGGAATGGGTGCCGAAGGTTTCTCCACCTATTCCGTTCAAGTCGGATCAGGAGTCGGAGACGTATAAATGGCTCGGGATGACTCCTGCCATGAGAGAGTGGATCGGAGGGCGGCTGGCCAAAGGATTCCGCGAGAACGGGATTACCGTCGTAAATAAAAAATTCGAGGCGACCCTCGAGGTTCTCGGTGAGGAGCTCCGGAGAGATAAGACCGGGCAGGTGATGACGAGAGTTCGCGAAATGGCGGACCGGGCAAATGCCCATTGGGCCTCTCTTATCTCCACGCTGATTCTTAATGGGGCAACCGGCGTCTGTTATGACAACGACTATTTTTACGGAGATGCCCATGCGGAGGGGGATTCCGGAACGCAGGACAATAACATCAGCGTCGATGTCACCGTAACGACCGCTCCGACGGCCGCGGAAATGCAGACCTGCATCTTCGCGGCGATTGCGGCAATTGTCGGCTTTAAAGACGATAAGGGCGAACCCATGAACGAAAATGCCATAGAATTTCTCATCATGGTTGCCCCCAGTCTTTATCCGGTGGCTGCTGCGGCCTGTAAGGATTTTATTCTTACAACCGGTCTTCCCAATATCATCACGGCGACCGGTTTCAGGGTTCAGCCTGTAACCAATGTCAGGCTTGCGAGCTTAACAACTTCTCTGGACGTATTCCGGGTCGATGGAGAGGTCAAGCCTTTTATCCGCCAGGAGGAATTACCGATCCAGGTGAGTGCGGTTGCAGAGGGATCCGAGCTCGAGTTCAATGAAGATAAACATCATTACGGGATTATGACGAGCCGGAACGTGGCCTATGGTTATTGGCAGCATGCATGCCGCGTGACGATGACCTGATTGTAACGCTTCGAAATGATCCGGGAGGGATCCTGCGATCCCTCCCTTTTCCAAGGAGGTCAAATGAAGACATATCGCGTCGATACAAAATCGTACCGGTTTTTTCATGGCCTGGTACAACTCACGGAGAAACAGGCCGGGTTAAGGGCGCACCAACTCAAGCCGCAAGGGGATGGTATCTTCGAGATCGTTCAGCCGATAGAATTCAAGGCCGGTGAAGAATTGGGCTATGACGGCGAGGTGAACGCGGCGCTTCTCCAGAACATCACGCCCATTTCGGAAATCAAGGTGGAGAAAAAGGAAGAGGAACCGGCAAAGACCTTCACGCCTGTGTCTAAAGAGAAAAAATCGAAGAAGAAATGAATTCGTGACATTCGTTTCTTCTATTCGTGTTATTCGGAGTTTTATTAAATGAGTCTGGCCGAGGATCTTCTCACGGATCTTGACACTTTTTTTGATACGGCCGAGTTTGCCGTGGTGGCCACGCTTGCGGGCGGAGGAACGATCCGCGTCATTCCATTCCCGACGTTCATGCAGACATTGGGGGTTGAAAACATGGAAATGGAGATCGAGGCGAAATATTCCGATGTCTCCGCCCTGGTCCAGAATTCGACGCTCGTGATCGGAGGGGTCACCCATTACGTCATGCAGACACCGGTCAATGATGGAACGGGAGCTGTCAGAATCCCGCTTTCCAAGAGTCAGGTATAGAGATGGCCGATCCGATTCAACAACTCATCGTCGATAAAATCGATACGCGATTTAAGACGATCCTTGTCGCCAACGGATATGCAACGAACATCGGCCAACACGTCAACTGGTGGAAGGAATTGCCCCTGGCCATTGCGGATCTTCCCGGGATGAATCTAAGAGATCGGGATGAATCGAGAACGCCTGGCTGCGGGATCTATGACAGGACGCTGAGTATCGAGATTGAGGCCTCGGTCTCTGGATCCGATTCTCCGGAAACGGCACGGCTTATCGAAGCGGACATAGAAAAAGCGATTTTTATCGATGATACCTGGAACGGCCTCGCGGGGATTTCGGATATAACGGGTAGTAGGAAAGAAGCAGAGCAAAAACAAAATAAGGTGGCAAAGGTAAGAGTCGCAATGCAAATCGAATATCGCACGATTCGAGGCGATGCTTATACTCAACCATAAAAGGAGGTCTAAAATGTATCGGCTCAAACCATTTGAAGAGGCTTTTCAGGTAACACGGGAGGGTCCCTTTGAGTATCATTCGTTTATCCATTCCGAGATCTACGATTCGATACCCGAAGAGGAGAAGAAGCGTTTCGAAATGGTGCAAACAGAAGCCATCCCTCCCAAAGCTAAAAAGGGAGGTGAGAAATAATGCGCTCAATGCAATCCACTCATAATCTGGTCGCCGTTTCCGCAAACAACAAGGAAACGGCCATCAATACCGAGCAGACCCTGGATACCGGCATACTTACCGCCAGGGCTTCCATTCCCGATTTCGCCCCGCGGATTGAAGACAATGCCGACGAGGCCACGGGTAAGGAAGAAGTGGATACGGTTTATAATCTCGGTAGCAACTTCAGCTTTGCCATGAATTTTGATAAGGCCCAATGCCAGCATGTGGCTCTGATCACAGTCTATGCCTTAGGGCTGCACTCCAAGGCGGCAGCCGGGGCCACGGGATGGAAACATACCATCAGCCCGATCGACGGCGATCTGGATGCCGCGCGCTCCAATCCTTCTTTGACGCTTGCCTATCGGCTCGGAAAACGGCTCATCACGGAGCGGCAGGCTTCTTGCTTTGTCGATTCTTTCACCCTTTCTCTCGTCAAAGACGCATGGATGAAATTGGCAGTTCAGATCAAGGGTACGGGGAAGAGAACAACCAACAATATCGAAGAGACCGTGAGTGGCTTTTATGATAGCGCTTCGTTGACTCTTGCTGTCAATGCCGTTTCGGGAGCGGATGCCCCGACTCGTCTCGATAATGTTCATCACGTCCGATGTCAAGTCCCAACGACGCTCGAATGGGTGGATGTGGTCGTTACTGCGGTAAGCGCGGCAGTCCCTGCGGTCCTCACGATTACGCCCCCGGGCGGCGCCCATACGGCCTGTGATTTTAAAATTATCTATAACGCCAAGGAGGACGGGAGTTATGCCTGGGTGACTTTCCCAAACCGTGTTTCAGAGCCACCGCTTCGTCCGACCGATTTCTCGATCAATTTCGGAGGCAAATGGAACGGATCCGCCATTCTCGGAGGCCATGCAGTTCAGGCCGATATCAATAGCTTCGAATGGACGTTCAATAACAATCTCACCCCGGATCACACGGCTGGAGCCGGAAGCATGGATTATTGCAACCGGGGATTGCGGAGCGGAAGGGTTCAAACCGTTAAGTTTGACCGGATGATGAGGGAGGCGATTCTTCGCCAATGGATGGCCAGCCAGACGACCTTTGTCCTCTATGCCAAGGCGGAATATCCCGTGGAATATGAAGCCGGCCACAAATACACCGTGGAGATCGTTTTTCCGAAGGTTGGTATCATGACGGCGCCGGTGAAGGAGAGTGAGAAGCGGTTGGCCGAGGATGCCACATTCCAGGTCCTTGAGGATGATACTTATGGATCTGTGATCTTATATGTGAAAAACAAAGTTGAGAATTACGGAGCATAATATGGATAACGAAAAAGGAAAGTTGACCTTTCGAGATCCGGACGATCCCGAGAAAAAAATAAGTCTCGTCTATCATCATCCTTCTACGGATGAATGGTTTAAATTTCGGGCGAAATTTCATCTGGCTATCATATCCACTGAAAACGAATCCCCGGAGAGGCTGGAAAAGCTTTACCGGGTAAATTTTGATTCAGGGCTGTCCGTCCTTGAATCTTTTTCCGATCCTGCCGGCCTGCTCGGCCTTTCATCGGAGGAAAATGGCTGGAAGGAAAAGATCGGCAACAAAGCTCCGGACCTGATCCTGGAACTCGGCGCAGAGGCTTTCCACCGGAAGGAGTTTATTCCCGAAAAAAACTCATAGCGGATATTGAAGCGTCTCTCGGCTCCAATGTCTGCGGCGAAGAAGAAGAGAGAGAATGCAGAGAAGAGATTGGGAGTGACGAATTCTGGAAAGGGGCCTGTGAGATCTGTGAGAAAAAAAAATCAAAAGAGATTCATCCTTATGTGAATTACCTGATAGGACTGAGACGGCTGATCAAGGCCGGCTTTCCGATCATGCGAAACGACCTCCCCTTTGAAACCTGGGAGGACCTCGGAGTCCTCGAACAAATCATGGAACTAAAAATGAATGTGAGGTTTTTCTAATGGGTGACGAAAAGATTTTTACCGCGCGGTTTAAAGTGGAAGACGATGGCTCCATCGTCCTGGATAAGATCTCCGGCAAGCTGGTGGATGTCGGCGTCAAGGGCCAGGAAAGTCTGGGAAAAATCAGCTCTTCCCTTTCAATCATCAAACTCGATTCGATTATCAATCTTGGAGAAAGGGCTTTTCATACCGGTCAGCAAATTTATAATTTTGGGAAGGAAGTTGCTTCTTCGCTTAATAATATCGATCGCATGTCAAAAGTAATGGGGATTTCTACAGATACTTTTCAAAAGCTTCAATATGCTGCCAAAATGACAGACGTGGATATTGAATCTATGTCGACCGGGATCCGGAGGCTCTCTTCCAATATGGCCGATGGCAACACGATCTTTGAGAAACTTGGAGTATCGATAAAAACCACATCGGGAGAACTGAAACCCCTGGACCAGATGCTGATGGATCTGGCGGATCGATTTAAAAAGATGGAAGATGGCGGCCAAAAAATTGCGATCGCAATTGATCTCTTTGGCCGGAGCGGAGAAAGATTGGTTCCTTTTTTAAATAAGGGGAGCAATGGAATCAAAGAATTTTATACCGAAGCTGAGAAGTTAGGGGTCGTATTAGGTAGAGATCTCATTGAAAAAGGGTCGAAAGCGGAAGACGGATTTAAACGGATCGACGAACGACTGCAATCTATGAAACTAAGGTTTGCCCCGATTGCTTTAGGCTTTGTAACGATGCTCGATGATATGTTACGAGCAGCCACGGATTTTAATGACAATCCTGAGATGAAAAAATGGTGGACTCCTATAGAACCCCAGTTTGGTAAGAAAAAAGCCGGTGCTGGTGAATGGCCTTCAGAGGCTCGATTCGTTCCGAAAGAACCGGGTCCACTTCTACAGACCGAAGCGGCTTTAAAAGCGATCGCTTCGGCCACGGAAAAGATTATCGAAGACAATTATAAATTGTCCGATCTCTATGACTATCAATCCAATGTTTTGAAGGGGCAACTCAAGTCGTTGGAAAATCGGGAAAGGGCAATGGCATTCCTGGAAAGGCTTGGACTGAAGACCGAGATGGGCGCAAAAAAAGAGATTGAAGATGTAATGGCACAATATAGACTGCTCGGAACATTGGGCCTAAAGCCTGAGGAAATGGGACAGGCTCGGGCCAAGATAGAGGAACAGCTCAAAGCTGTTGGCGAGAAGTATAAAACTCCTTCCGGTTGGAAAGCTGAGGGTGAAGAAGGCGGCGTCCGGGTCTGGAGCAACGTCGCCACGGATGAGATGACCCGGAATGTTTCGGAGATGGTCGATAATTCGATTAAAGAAATCAACCGGATGCAGAAACAGATCGAGCAGGTCACCAAAGGACCTACGAAGATCGAGATCGATACGACCGCTTTTACTTCCGCAAACCAGGCGGCGGAAGAATTGAGAAAAAGACTGGATAGCATCGATGGTCGGACGATTACGGTCACGATTGACCAGAGGATCACCGGAGAGGGCATCGAAAAGATAGAGGAGGGGCTGGTAACGCGATTCGAGAATAAGAGGTCAAGACTCAGCCAGATCATCCGGAGAGACGTTGAGGGCGTCGTCTCCTATTCCAACGAGTAGGGGCGCATTGCCATACGCCCATATATTGTGAATTATGAAAAAAACCCAAGGCGCAGTATTTGACCGTAGAGTGGGTGCTCTCTCCAGCGTTTCTGTAACCGTCTTCAATCAAGGGACTACTAACAAACCTACAATTTATTCCGATAATGGCGTCACTCCGCAAGCTAATCCCTTCCAGACAGATTCCTTGGGCCGGTGGGCCTTTTATGTCGCCAATGGTCGATATGATATTGAATTCAGCGGATCCACGATCAGTACCTTTAAGCTTGAAGATGTATTGATCGAACAGAGTGTAGGTGGAGTTACTGATCACGGTGGCTTGACAGGTCTCGCTGATGACGACCATACTCAATATTTTCTTGTCGACGGGACTCGCAACGCCGCAAAGATCATCATCACTGATGGTGCCAACCATTATCTTCAAATCCCACAACTTACCACGACCCAACGGGACGCACTGACTCCTGTTAATGGGATGATCATCTATAATTCGACCACTGCTCAATTCGAGCGGTATCAGGCGGGTACCTGGGCAGCCTTGGGTGGCGTTAATGATCATGGTCAGTTGACGGGTTTGGGTGATGATGATCATAGTCAATATTTTTTGACGGATGGAAATCGAAATGCCTCAAAAATTATCATCACGGATGGTGGCAGTCATTACCTACAGGTTCCTCAATTAACGACAACGGAACGAAATAATCTCACCCCAGTCAACGGGATGATCATTTATAACTCAACCACTGCTCAGTTTGAGAGATACCAGGCCGGCGCCTGGGCCGCCTTCGGAGGCGTCACGGATCACGGCGGATTAAGCGGTCTCGGCGATGACGATCACATCCAGTATCTACTTGCCGATGGAACCCGGAATGTCTTGAAGATCATCATCACAGATGGCGCGGATCATTATCTCCAAGTACCGCAACTCACCACGACCCAGCGGGATGCATTAACCCCCATCAACGGGATGCTTATCTATAATTCGAATACCGGACAATTCGAGCGGTATCAGGCCGGCGCGTGGGCTGCGTTCGGAGGTGTCAGTGATCACGGACAACTAACCGGTCTGGGTGACGATGATCATCCTCAATATCTCTTTGCCGACGGGACTCGCAACGCCGCAAAGATCATCATCACTGATGGTGCCAACCATTATCTTCAAATCCCACAGCTTACCACGACTCAGCGAGATGCACTGACTCCTGTTAATGGGATGATCATCTATAATTCGACAACTGTTCAATTTGAACGTTATCAAGCGAATGTTTGGGGAGCTTTCGGGGGCGGCGGTTCAGGGAAACAGCGGATTCGAATTCCTGCTGCTGCTTTCGAGACAAGGGTAAACGCGGGCTGGGCAGCCTTTGCACAGATTCAAGGAACGAATTTTGATTGGGGAGAACTTTGTTTTGACAAAGATACGGATGAAAAAGTAACCTCTCCTCCATTCAGATTTTCAAATTGGAACGCCGGCAACATCACGGTCAGAATTGGATGGAAGGCCAATGCGACGACAGGGAACGTGATGTGGATCGTTTCTTTTTTGGGCAGGGATACGACGACACCTGAAGTTTGGGACGCCGCTTTCACTGACCATGCCCTGAATGCAGAGACAACACCCGGAACAGCAGAATATTTAAAGGAAAGCATCTGGACTGGAGCTGCTGGAGAATTAGCCAACAATGATGCTGTACTCTGTAAAATTACAAGAGACGCCGATCATGCCTCGGATACCCTGGCCGTCGATGCAAAATTACTTTACGTCGACATCGAATACACGGAGGCTTAACGTGGCTTACCAAGATTCTGCCGGCTCAACCGGTGGCGCTGATACTGTTGCTCAAAATACAACAATAATAACGAAAAAAGTCCCCGGCAACGTAGACGCCTCAATGCCGGGAAGGGGTACCGTAAAACTGCTAACCGTTTGGGCGGGTGGCGTGGGAGCCATGAAGGTAAAAATATTCAGGGATGATGGCACAAACTATGTCTTCCTTGGCGAATATTCCTTCACTTCCGCCGCGGGCATAAATACCATACCCGCTTGGATACCAGTTGAGAAGGGAGATTTAATAGCCCTATACCACAATACCGTCTTTTCGCTAATACGCTACGAAGCCGGCAACCCAGGAGACATTACTTACCAGGCGGGCGACATAACAACCACCACCGCAAAGACGGCATGGTCAAGCGGGTCCATAAGGTTAAGCGTAAAGGCCCGAATTCATTCAAGGCCGATCCTTCTTTGAAAGCGAGATTAAATCTTTGAATATCGTTGCCATCGTTGTCGAATCCATTGCCACCTATCAACTCAAGCTCTATTATCAGAACTATCTTGAGTCCGGAACAGTCACCGTCACATCGGAAAATTCTTCTTTTCCAAAATACCGGCTTTACGATCGCGCCCAGGGATTGCTTTTCAAAGGCTCATCTCATCCGGATCCCTTTCAGATCAAAGCCGATCTCGGAGCCTCCGGTCCATATCCTGCTATCGACACCATCATCCTTGGAGAGAACCACAACCTGACCGGACTGACCCTCACGCTTGCATTTTCGGACAATGACACAGACTATACCACCGCCAAATCATGGGAAGCCGCGACCGGCATCAACCGGCAATCATTCACGCAAGCCCAACACCGGTATTGGCGGTTTTCTATTGCAGCTCCTCCGAGCGATCCCGAGATCGGCGAGTTATTTTTAACGAAGAGACTCGCTTTTGAACGAAATCCAAACCTTGGCTATGGTTATGGCAAGCAGAAAAATATCAATCGCCTGGAATCGAAGGCCGGCTATGCCCAGAAGACGAAATGGGGTGAGATGAGAGACCGCAGAACTTATCATCTTACAAAGGTAGGAAGTGCCCAGAGAATCGATATCGAAACATTCGAAGATGTGATTGATTCGATCAAAAATTTTTACATCGAGGATCTTGAGGGAGATCTTTTCTTCGCCGAGGTTCCCGAACCCCTGCCGAATTTCATCGCCGAGCCGATGGGGCGCTGGGGTCTTGACTTCACCATCCAAGAGGTGCTCGACTAAAACTATGAAAACCTTTCCACCGGCGCAAATTCCCTTAATCGAACGTCCGCATTCAGAACCACTTTATTTTGCCCATATTTACTTATCTGGAGAAATACTCTACTTTTCGGACCGGAATTTTAAGTTCAATGCTCATGACTATGAAGCCTATCTTTTTGATATCCCGGAGACCCTTCATTCCATCAATCAAACGGGAGGTTATCTTAACATCAGCGCCAATCTGGCCTTTAGAAACATTGCGTTTCGATCCTATGCGAAGCTGATCGATTTCTTTATTGCCAATCCGATCACCCGGAGGGAAATGGATCTCTTTGTTCTTTATCTCGATAACGGTCAAATCCCGGGAACGGATATCTCCACAAAACTGCACCGGCTCGGGTTTGGAGAAATCGGCGATATCGCAACCGAAACATTTACGGTGCCTCTTTCCTCGATCCTTCACTTGATCGACGCAAAAAAAGTCTTTACCCAAATCAATCGAACCAATTGGCCGAATGCTGGACCGGATTCAATTGGAAAATTTGAAAATCAGGTCATTGGATCTTTGAGGAATATTCCTTGCTATCCCGTTAACGTTGGCGCCGTGAGCACGCTCTATTCGGATCTGAGCGCCACGGCCACGGAAATCTATCTCTCCGACGTGAACTATCCGGTCGCATTCCCATCTTCCGGAACCGTACAGATTGGCATCGAGCAGATTACGTATACCAGCAAGGATTCAACGAATAAGAAACTCACCGGCTGCACGCGGGGATCCCCGGCCCGCGCCTATACAAAAGGCGAGCCTGTCTGGGAAATCAAATCAACCTATAAATATCTGGCTGCCGGCCACAAAATGAAATCGATCTCCGATGTTTATATTGCCGGCATTCGGGTCGCCCCTGGAGATCGGACCGTCAATCTCAACGATAGTGGCAAATCAACCATTGCATTCACGTCGAAAAATCTTCTTAAAAATCAGGGCGCGCATTCGCATGGATCCAAGATCGAAGAACCCTGGAATCCCATAGGATCCTCTTTTACTTATGATTCCGGGATGGGGGCCTGGGGAGCCGCAGCGAATCTAAAAGATAAGGACGAAGGAACGGGCTGTGGAGTCGGTCTCACAGGGGCCGTCGGTTCGAACAAGGATGCCTATTTTACAGCGACATTTCCAACATGGAACGGTCTGACTCCCAATGCAGTTTACGTTCATGTCGTCTGTAATTGGAATCTTGGATTTGTGGCCGGTGAATATTTTAATCTCACGGCCCCTGAATCAATATCGATCGGTATTCAGGGACAAAGCAACTCAACCTATACGGCAAAAATTAAACTCAGCGGCACATCCGTACCAACGACAGTCACATGCCGCGCGCATACGAATGCCGGAAATCCTGTCCAGTTAATTGTCGGTGTCTATGAGATGTGGCTTGAGCTCGAGTTCGATAACATCGCTTCGGGCGGCGAAAATTCGATCTGGAGTAAGTTGGTCCCGATGGTGACCTGCGATGGGGAAGGTTATCAGGATGACGGATCTGGAACCTATACAGGGATCCTCAATGCTCTAATAGAGGTCCCATCTGATACCTATCGGTTTTTCTTACGGGGTCTATTGGGGAGATCCGGTTCGGAGATCGGAGATTCTTTTTCTTCTGTCCGGACAATTCAGAAAAACCAGATTTCGGGAGGTTATAAATTCGGAATGATCCTTTCTGAGATCGGCAGATCACCCGAAGAAATCATCCGTAATCTTGATGGGCAATGCTGTTCTCAGCTTCGTGAAGATGGTGGAAAATTCGAACTTTCATGGAATCATTTTCAGATCAGCGCAGATCAATTTATGGGTGGCACTGCTACTGCAAGTTCTACCTATGCGGGCTCAGCCTCTAACGTTTTCGATGACAATGAATCAACCGGCTGGGTGGCCAATGGCGTCCCGCCGCAATGGATGAAGTATGATTTTGGGCCAGGCAATGCAAAGATTCTAACCCTGGTCAGGATTAAACCCTATATCAATTATCCTGGCGTCTACGGAGGTCTGAGACAATTCAAATTTCAGGGGTCCAATAACGATATCGATTGGACGACTTTGGTTGAGGGAGAAGTCCAGAATAATGAAAATTGGCAAAATTGGACCTTTATCAATTCTACAGCTTATCGATACCATCGCCTGTATATTGAGAGCTGTTGGGCAGTAACCTGGCCGGCACTGCGGGAAATCGAGGGAAAGGTCTATGATACGACGCCTCCGTCGTCGGTTCTCACAATCGACAAGACAATTTATATCGGCGATCCGGTCTTTGGCCATACGTCATCGACTCAAATCAAGAATGTAATCCGCGCACTCTATGACTTTGACTGGAGTCTTCGGACAAGAGGCAGATATGGAAATTTTTTTAAACAAGTAGAACGCAAGGCTTCCGGTCTTTCTGAAGAACTTCCCGAAGACGTTTCTTTTTTAGCAATCCAAGTTGATGAAATGGCTTATGACGTGGCGGAATGGCAGAGAATTCAAAAAAAAGATATTATGCCGACTGTCGCCCTTATTTGTAATCGCAGAGTTCGAATTCTTGAGCGAGGCGATTATTTTACGCTGAATGATTGTCCTGTGGCCCCCTGGGAAGGAAAAAAATGGAGGGTTTTAGAGATCCGGGAAACCCCTGATCAACAGGCATTTTCAATCCGTGCCATCCAGTGGGTTTCGTTATAGGGAGAGGATTATGACAGATGGGTTCGAAATCAATATTTCGGAGACGGACTTTAAGGCAAGACCGGAATCGGAGCAGAATTGGATTCTATTTCAGGGAGTGAGTTCTGTTCGAAAATGTATCGCTGATATTGATGAAAAGGGTTGTGATTATGCAAAGAAGCGATACAAATCAAACCGTTTGAAAATCATCTCCGCGATTTCCGGTGGGATCACCTTTGCCCTGGGAGTAGTCTATATCATTTATCAGATGACATGCCGATAATGATGAATGAAGAGCAAAGAAAAACCCTCGATATCTGGATCGATACTTCTTTCCGCCACATGAGGGAAAAATTTCGGACGTGCGTGACATGCTGGGTCAATAAAGATTTGGATCTCTTAATTGAACACGCGAAGGATTTAGAAAAGAATCTAAAATCGTTCATCGATTATCTCGACCGAAAGAGGAAATTCGGATGAACCTAACCCTCGGAAGGGGGCCATCTTCAGCCAAATCAACAATCGGAGAACTCGATATCAATGGCGTCCGGGAATGCTATGTCCTTGAGGATGTTGACCGCTTTCTTGAGAAGGGAGGCATTAAAATCCCGGGCCGGACGGCGATCCCTCGAGGAATGTACCGAATTATTTTGGATTGGTCGGATCGTTTCAAATGTCTGATGTTCCTGCTGGTCGACGTGCCCGGATTCATCGGAGTCCGGATCCACGCCGGCAACACGGCGGAGAACACGGAAGGATGTCTTTTGACCGGCCAGACAAAAGGAGAAGATTTTGTCGGGCAATCAGTAGCGGCCTTGAAAAACTTCTCAATGAAGATCCTCTCAGCCATGCTGAGGGGAGAAAGTGTCTGGATCGAAATTGTTTAAAAGGAAGTGATTTAAATGTGGTTATGGATTCTAATTGCTCTGTTGATTGGTTTTGTGAGTGGGATTATCGTTGAATTTTTCGTCATGAAAAACAATCCCCAATATTTTAACCTCGATGATATCCTCAAGGGGAAGCGGGACGACGTTCTCGATAAGCTCAAGGGGAAGATTAAAGACAAGTTATAGGGGGAAAAGCCATGCAACTTAAAGAGATGTCCCTCCGGGACGTGCTGACCCGGGGCACAAAGAAGGTTATCCTCGAGACGACCTCAGTTAAATTCTGGGGCGCCTGCTTCATAGGATATCTTAATTACGATATCGTGATGAAGAAAGGCGCCTTCGATACGTTCGGGATCTTCGCCTTTTTGGCTCTCCTCGGAATCCGCGAGGCTGCCGATTACCTCGGTAAAAAAGCATGATTCTCAGTTTGCTTAAAAAAATTCCCTGGTGGGGATGGGCAGCCCTCGGGGTCGCCATCCTCTTTTCCTGGCAATCCTTTTCCGGTTGGGCCGCTTCCCGGAAGCTCTATGATATAGCCCTGAATCAGTTGAGGGAGGATAGAACGCAGATCATAGAGGAGAAAGAAGCTTACATCAAGGATTGCGAGGATGAGATATCGAAGCTTGCGGGAGAGAAGGAAGGTCTTAGAAAAGAGAAGTTGATCATCCAGCGCCAGGCGAGCGAGTCGGCCGCCGAGGTCGCCCGGTTGGAAGGAAACGTCCATGCGCTTGAAAGACAGTTACAAAGCATTACTATTGGTGATGATCCAAATAAAATTGTTGAAGATTTAAGGCGGTTAGGCTTAAAATCAATTCGCATAAGAGAAAAATAGTTTGGGATATAAAAATAAAACGAATAAGGAATATCATGCCGAATGGAGAGAAAAGAATCGAGAATTATGTAATGAACGTGCAAAGCGATGGGCCAAATCTCATCCCGAAAGTATGAGGAGAAATGTCAAAAAATTTAAGGAAAGACATCCTGAAAAAGTTAAAGAGTGGAACAAGAATACCAAACGGAGACTTAAAACAGAAGCCTTGATATTTTATGGTGGTGATCCTCCTAAATGTGCGTGTTGTGGAGAGAAAGCAATTGAATTTTTAACGATGGATCATATCAACGGAGGAGGAAATAAGCATAGAGCCAGTGAATTAAATTGCACGAATATCTATCAATGGTTAAAGACCAATAAATATCCTAAAGGATTTCGCGTTTTGTGTATGAACTGCAATTGGGCGATAGGAATACATGGTTTATGTCCACATCAAAAAAAATAATGATTCTATTGGCACTTGTGTTGTGGTTGGTCCCTTTCTCGGTCTTAGCACAATCCGCCGTCATCGATGAGGACCAGGGTTTAATCATCGTTTTGGATATCGGTCTCCGGGATCTGCAGGAGGTAGACCGCTGTTTTCAGGAGCGGGATCTTTTGAAGGAGATCGATCGGGAGAAAGACAAGACAATCGTCGAGCTGAAGAAGTCCCTTGACCTGGTCCAGAAAGATCTCGATCTGGAGAGAAAAGAAAACGATCTAAATGAAAGGATTATCAAGGTTCAGGAGAGGGAGATTGCCGGCATCAACCGGAACTTCGAGCAGATGAAAGAGGTCGCCGATAAAAGTTTGAAATTAGCAGAAATCGGTAAACCAAAAAGTAATTGGGAATTAATTTTAATAGGGCTCCTTACGGTTTTTACCTTAGGGCTTGTAATCGGGATGTGAATTCTTTTGAATGAAGCCAACGATGATAACTTCGAGTGCAAATGATCAAGTTTGAATTTAGATTATCTGTTTTAATTCTGTTTATATGATGAATCATCTCTCCCTTTTTTAATGATCTTCCCAACGCTTTTTCTGCAATCAAAACATGTTTTCTTTTCTCTTTGCCTCGTTGACCAAGACTAATTGATATATAACCCTTGTCAAACCTATATCCTCTTTTGAAGTTTGGATTTTGAATACCTGGGGGCGGACCAGGATGATTAATATTCTTGCCTAATTTGGCCTCCGAGATACTTCTGTTGATCATGACATCTTTTGTCCATTTCCAAACAACATATTTACTGATTTTGAGCTTATTAGCAACTTGCATTGTAGATAGACCTTTTGCATATTCAGTTAAAGCGGCTGTTTTGATTTCATTTCCGTGTCTATAAATATGGCGATTCTTCCAATTATTCATTTTCTAATCCTTCCAAAACGAATTGAGGGCTCATCGGAATCATTGCCTTTGTAATTGGTCTCGCCATCGGTTTATGATTTTTCGCAGATATGGCCTTCGCTCAATCCACCGTCACAAGCGATGATTTATTCAAGCAGATCAAAGACCCAATCGTCCAAGATTTGTTCATCCATGTCTATCCTGTGAGAAAAATATTCTTCTAATCCAGATGACTTGATCGCCGATTTAATCACGGAACAACCCATTGTCAGGATTAGCGCAAACAATATTAAAAAAAATGTTATTTTTCGCATATTCATTCCCTCCTATCGTTTGGATATCGGAACGTTCAAATGGAAGAATTTGTGCCATTTTTGGTTTTGCACCCCGTTTGCACCACAAAAAAAATGAGATAAGTTATTGAAATGACAGACTGGGGGGCAAGGATTCGAACCTTGCTTGCTACCCTGCAACGCTTGATAATCAAGGCTTAGATGCCTCTTCTTTGCCACGTGCCACAAAAATGCCACCATTTTCTTCCAGCTTTTTTATTTGAATTACTTTCCCGGTCATTACTTCGGCGAGGGAATCAAGGGCGTATTTTGCATAGCGCTCCGTGGTCTTTGCCGAGGTATGGCCGAGGATGTCCTGGATCGCCTTTAAGGGATAACCTGCATTGAGGCGCTGGCAGGCGAAGGAATGTTTGAGCCCCTGGTACATCCGCATCCGGATCCCGGCCTTTTTGCAAGCGCTTGCCCAGATTCGCTCCAGGATTCTCCGGTTATAGGGGATGAGGTCCCTTTGATGCTGCCTCATAAAAACATAGGGTCCCAAATGTTTCGGCTTCAGTGTCTCCGCGATCTCCGGGATGATCGGAAGGGGCTTGGCTATTTTGGTCTTTGTATTCGTCTTGAGACTTCCTGATCTTTCTCCTACGGTCTTATCCAGAATTAGATATCCATCGGAGAGATAGACTGATGCTCGCTGAAGCCCACAGCTCTCGTTTGGCCGGCAGCCCGTATATCGCATGAAATCAAAGATCGGCCGGTCCTCGATCGGGATATTCTGAAAAATCTTTTCCTGTTCCTCGAATCGGAGCCAGCGGATTCCGGGAGTCTGAAAAGAGATGGTCGGTTTCTTCGGAATTTTAGGGATGATCTCATAAAAATAATTAAGGCAGACAAAGAGTGTATCGACAATGTTCTTCCGAGTCTTGTCAGAGATTCTCTTGCCCTCTGAAGCCTTGGCGCAGGAGGGTTGTCTCATCAGATGGGCATTAAAGTTTTGAATGTGGATACTCTGGATCTCCCGGATATCGAATTTCCCCCAATAGGGTTTGATCCATTTATTGACTGCATAGTGATAGGTTGTCCGTGTGTCCTCCGAGGCCGTGGAATTTTCCAGCCAGGTATCGAGGGCCGAGTCCAAGGAAAAAGGACTCGACTTCCGCCATTGATCCGGAATGAACTTCTTCTGGGTGATGAGGCCGTTGAGGTAAAAGAGAAGTTTCTGAGCATAGAATTCAGCCCGCAGGGGTTTGCCGGCTTCGTCCCGGTAGATATCCAGACGCCGGCCGTTAAAATAGAACCGAACCCGCCAGCAACCGGGCCGATATTCCTCGTAGGATCCCGCCATCCCCTCGAAAACCTCCTTCGGAAGGATCGGCGGCACTATACCAGTATTTGTAATGGAAGTCAAAGTTTGAATCATTTCATTTCATTTGTGGAATAAAACCTCAGCATCTTTCCGTCCTTCTCGCTTCGAATACCTTTGAGCACGTCCATTTGGATATACTTGGCTATACAGTTCTTTGCGCTCTGCACTGATTGATAATGTGTCTTGACGTTGTCGATGATCTGCTTCAACCCGGCACCAGGATTCTTTTCCACAAACTTTCTTACGTCAAGGCACGTCTGCTGAAATGGTGACCACCTAAGCTTATTAGCGTTCCCTGCCTCAGCAAACGTCTTATGCGCTTCGCTCAACGAATCTTTTAGATGCTTTCCGGGACGTCTATTCACCTGAGGACGAACCAACTCCTCTATCTCCCAAACAGGGACTTCCATGTGGTTCACCCAATTCGACGACTCAACAACACGGATAAGACCTATTCCAAAACTCTCCAACACCCTCCAGGGAAATTCTATACTTCCTCGTCTACCGCGCGGGACAGCAACGGACACGAGGTTTGAAAAAGGCTTCCAGTGATACGCCTGCTCCATCACCTTTAGGCTCAACACCGTCTTTGTTTCAATCACCCAGGTCCTACCATTGAAGAGCCCAACAATGTCAGCGATCGCTCCATAGCTGAAAACCTGAACCTCCTGGTACACATCCCACTTCATGTCTTGAAGCCAGGCGATGATTGGTTTGGCCAATTCCGTTTCTTTCATTTCTCCTTACAATTCTTATGAAAGTTTATAAAACGCTTCCCCTGATAGACCAGGACGTCCAGGGCGCCCTGATAGATCGGCTCCTCCGTGCCGCATCGGAGACATTCATTAATCCACACCACTGGCCCAGAATATCGCCGGAGATCTTCGACACGCTGCGAACAAATAATCCAATCTATGGCTTTTCGAGTCATTAAAGCATCCCTTCTTATTTTCCTTCCAAAAATCGGATGCACATCGCCAGGGCGTGAATAGCTTCTTTGTCGCATTCTTCCATTGTAGTCTTTTCTTCATAGTGATATTGAAGGGACGCTTGAATTAATTCACCTGCTTCTTCTGCAACAATCGCCGCAGCATGGATCATATCATGTGGCCAGAAAGGAAATTTCTCTCTGGCCCGCTCGAGTTCTTTATCAACTTCTTCCATAATCCTTATTCGATCCATTTTTCTTTCCTTTTACCTCACAGCATCCCCGCGATGAGATGGATGAAACTTCTCGGTTCGACCCTTCTCAAATCGATCTCATCCGGATGGGTGATGACAAAGACGCGGAGGTCCTTTGCTTCGAAATGATGCATGTCGCCCCCCTGGGCCTCAGTCCGCCGGGTCCCTTTTCTTTTGGAATCTAAAAACCCTTTCTGCATCCAGAGTGCAATCGTCTTGTGGTCTCTTCCGAGAAGCTCTTCGACCATCCGCATGGTGAACCCATCACTTCGCTTATTGATATGTTCCCGCTTCGCTTTCAACTGGATCGCCGTGGGACTTCTCCAGATTCCGCCGTTAATCTTCTGAAGTCCTTTAATGAGAGCCGTCCATCCCTTTCGGGGATAATTCTTATGCAGGAATTCAATCTCCTGTTCATTCCAGTCCGGATTTTTCTTAATATGGGAAAGGCCCATCTCGTTCGCCTTCCGTTTGATGTACCATCGCGGATATTTTGGCCCGAGCATTTGGAGGATCTTGTTCGTCCGGAGGGAAGTCCCATCATAGTATTTCTGGATGATCCGGATCTCCTCCGGGGTCAGAAAATATTTCCGCTCACTAAAGGTAAATTAAAATGAAACCCCCATTTTTTCTCTTTCCGTTTTGCAGACGTGTGCACTTTCTTGGTTTTCTTCTCTTTAGTTTCTTTCCGGACCTCGGCCTCGATCCCTTTCGGATCGATATGATATCGCTTCGCTGTCTCAATCAGGGGGTCTTCACTCCGGCTGCCGGAGTATGGTTCTGGGAGATTGCGGATGAGACTCATCTCCATGAGAAGGCACTGCAGGGCGATCTTATCAAGTCCGCCGATATATTTTCGCATCGGCTTTTGATAATCCCGGGTATATTGTTCTTTGATCGGCTGAATTCCGTGGCGGGCCGCGATTCGTCTCCGGTAGTCCTCCCAGAGTTGGGCAAAAAACTGGCCGGCCAGAAAAATATAATCGTCCTTCGAAAGTTCCTTCGGGACCTTTGCTATGATAGCGTCCACGATCCGGAGGCGCACCGTCTCCTCCGTTTTTCTTTTCTCCTGTTCCGTCTTTTGTCGTTGGTGATATGCTGCCATCTCCGGATCGGATCCTGTTGACGAGGACCGGCCGCGATGGGTTTTACAGGTAGGGTCGACGCAGACAGTGAGGACTTTCCCCTTGGAGTGACCTTCGACGATGATGCCCTCCCTGGCGTGTTCGCAACTCCCTTTTCGCTTATCGGTAATCTCACTGTAGAAACTGGCCGGGATCGGAGTCTGAGGATCCTCCGGTATCTTTTTTTTGCGGTAATCATAATTGGCATCGAGTTTCAGTGGAGGGATGTCGCTGTCCTGTGATTTGGTCTTCAGCCAGTTATCGATGAAGGCCTGGACTTTGGCGTGGAAACATTCCGGATCCGTGCATGTATCCTTCTTCTTGATATCCGGAAAGAGTGCCGGCACGAATCCGGTCCGCTTCGTACAGATTGTACAGGGCCCTGCCCCCGGTAAAAGATCGGGATCCTTCTTCGAAAATGAAGCTGAGTTCAAATCGAGATGGATCTGCTCTTCAATATAATCGGCGAGCTCGCGGACACTTACAATCTCTTTTCCTCCAAAATCATCTTGGAGTCCATCTTCCAACACTTTCTTCTGATCATTGGGCTGGAGCCGGGCGATGAGGATCGCGTGCCCGGCCGTAATCTTTTCATCCGCAAAAGCCTTCTGGGCTTCCGGGATGAGTTCGACAAGTTTGAGCCGCTGGTAGACATAGGACTCGCTTTTTCCGACCTTTGCCGCAATCACAGCTACGTCATAACCGGCCTTTTCCATCAAGGTCCGGTATCCCTGGGCCTCATCGAGGGGATGGACGTCTTCCCTCTGGAGGTTCTCGATCGTGATGATCTCGAGGAATTCGATATCATTCATCTCCCGGATGATGGCAGGGACTGAGGACAGGCCGATCTCTTTGGCAGCGTTATAACGCCGATGGCCGGCGGCAATCTCATAGCCATCCCGTGCCGACATGTTCGGCCGGACGAGCAGCGGGGTGAGGACCCCAACTTTCCGGATACTCTCAACCAGTTCCCGGAATGCCTTTTCGTTCACATGATGCCGCGGGTTGAATGGGGAGACGTGGATCTTCTCAATCGGGATTATCTCATATGAAATTTCCATGGGAACCTCCTATTTTATGGTTGCCGGATCGGAAAGGGCCGATTCCGGGGTACGGATATTAAAAATGCGTCTTGAAACGATGCCAAAACGTGACGAAACGTGACGAAACGGGGTTGAAACGGGTCGAAATGATCTCAAATTTTTGGGGTCTATATTGGAGCATGGGGAAACTTAAATCTCGTCTCCTGACGCATCCTGAGCGTTTTGGTCTTTTTCAAGTTTTTCGATCCATCGGAGGAAACTCTCCTGGACAATGAAGACCGATTTCCCGATCTTGACCGTTGGCATTCCTTCTTTCCTCCACTCAAAAACGATCCGCTCCGTGACTCCAAGTTTTCGCGCCAGCTCCTTCGGGGTAATGAGATCTTTGAGATTCATCCCTTTTTCTCACACTTTCCACACTCACAGGCCGGGATCTTTCGCCGCCTCACTGCTTCAACGAGATCGTTGACCCTGATATTGATTTTGGATTGTAGCGATTCATCCCGTGTAACGATAAAAACGCGAAACAGACCAAATTTTCTGGCGAGGTAAATCAGAAAAGCCCGATTATACGATCCGTAAAGCATGTACGCCTGAACCTGCCAATATACTTTTCCCGGGATATAAACGGAGCATCTTGGGATATGATCCGTCTCCGGGACTGTTTTGATCTCGAGGAGGTACCCCAATATCTCTCCATCCGTATGCCCCTTGACGAGGCCATCGAAAATCGAGATTTCTTTCTCAGGGGAGTAGAGACCCATTCGCCGGAATCTCTCCTTGATGTTTTCCTCAACTTCATAACAATATCGGGTTTTGAGATGGCCTTCTCTTGCCAAGCCGACCCGGTTGAAATAGCGGTGATAGATAATGCGGGAACAATCGGCGAGGGTGGAGAGGCCAATATAATCCCGGTGCTCGTCATATCCGGAATTGTTTACGGACCATTCAATCAACTTCTTCTCAAGATTCGACGCATCGATGTTCATTCTTATCTTCCCTTATTTTCAATCATTAAAATTCTCGGTATCATTTCGGCTAATTTATCCGATGCTAATTGAGAAGCTATTTTGCCATCGGGGAGCATCAAATGACTAAAAAAGGCCGGCTTAGGTCCAACAACCGCAGCATATAGACAAACTCCCTTGACATAATGATAAAGAGAGGTGGCTGCTTGAATCCGTGCCGCCCTTTCGTTCCCGGTTTTGCTCTTCATCACCGGCCAGATGATTTTGAATCCATCCCCATTGAGGGAAAACCCAATCATGAAAGCTGCCTTCCCTTCACTATCCTGGCCAAATCCTTCCGCTTCGACTTTTCCACCCAGTGATTGAATTTGCCTTTTCGCTTTATCAATCCAACTATCCGAAGAGGATCTGCTTGTCTGCCAGTAATTTAATTCTTCCGCAGAATATATCTTCATTGTCCCTTCTCCCGGTAGATTCTTTCCAGAATATCCTCCTGATTAACGGAAAGGTATCCCGATTTCTCAAAAAACTTTTCAACATTCTCAACAAACCGCTCTTCCCATTCCGTGAGTTGCTCCCAATCCAATCCGGAGATAATCCATTGAAGACGATCCTTGGTCATGACATCTCTTGTAATTTCCCGATTGCGTCCCGAAACATTGCAAGAATCGAAACGGGATCTTTGTTGATCCCTACGGTCCGAATGAGGGTAATGCAGTCGGCGAAGGGAATGCATTGAATTACGGTCATATTATCTATCTCCTGTTTGCAAGAAGGGCATTTGATGCCGCCCCGAGATTTCATGTTTTTCTTTATTGAATTTGGTCAAACAGATCGGACAGAGGATCATTTTTTACCTTTTGAACCATTCCGGTGCGAAGATCACCAGCCCAATGGAAAGAAAGGCGGCGATCATGGCGAGGACAACCATGGCGAGAAAAAGAATATCGATTATGGATTTTCGATCAACCCGCGAAATCTCCCCGATAAGATTGTGGCAGGCCTCTTTTTCGAGAATGAAGCTCCTCACTATATCGCTCTCCCTGGACTTTAAACAGAAAAGATTCCACATCCGATCGATTCTTTTATGAAGGTCCATCCGTTTGTATCGCATCACGTCTTTCCGGAACATCGCTCCCCTCCATGATTCTCCTTATATTTTTTGTATTCTTCCCGGATATATTTTAACTCCATGGGCCAGCACTCGGAACAGACCCCATGCGTCTCCGATTTATCCGAGAGTGGTTCCTTCTCTCCATATTTCCGATCTCCTTGATGAAATTTGCTATAACAAATCTGGATCATAACTTCCTCCAGTGGTAAGTGGCGGGCACCCCGCTTCTACGGAACAGACAACGGGGAAGGAGGCGCCCATCGTCAATGAGGTTGGCCCTCGGTACCCCCCATATAAGACGAAATGTTAAAATCCACAATTTCAAAACGATAAGTTTTATCCGGATCATCCCCATGCCTGTGGTCTGAAAATCTTCTTAAAAAGCAGAAGAGGCTTTGGAGTATCGGTCTTTTGCTTTTTTCTATGGAAATGGTTCTTCTTAAATCTTTTTTTCTTAGGGCACCATTCTCTTGAGATCAGGCTCATTTACCTCCTTAGAGATGTCGGCCATCAGATTATGACAGGTCTCTTTCTCACGAAGATAATCGATAACTGCCGAACTGTCTTTGCACCGGACAAAAAAGATATTCCACATTCTCTCCAGAGATTCGTGCATCTTCATTAGTTTGACATCAATTATCGTCATGGCACCTCCTTAGTATTTCAATATGCGTTTCATGGATGTAGAGGAATTTATCTCTCATTTTTCCCTTTGTTCTAAAGAAAGAGGGCTAAAAGAAAATCAAAATAAAACCCTCGCCATGTCTTGCCTTGCCTCGCCTTGCCTTGCCCAGCCTTGCCTGGCCACGCCGGGCCTAGCCAAGCCCCGCCGTGCCCAGCCCCGAATCTATTTCTTCTCAATCATCATATGAGGCATCGACTTTTTGATGTAGGTTTCGCGGGCCTTGGGATCGTTGTAAACCAACTTCGCCAGACCCAGACGGTTCGTGTCGTCGTTGGCTTCCGTTGCTTTCATTTTCACGTGGACATGGACGGACGCCATGGCGATCTTTACTTTGTCGCTCACCTCTTTGGTTCCCTTGAGATATTCCAGAACGATCTTTGCTCCTTCTTCAGCCATTCCTCTTGTCATTTCTGAATCTCGATCCATTTTGTTTTCCTTTCCGGTCAACCGAAGTTCGAGCTTCGACTAACCAAAGAGATTTTAAAGACCATGCCATGCCTCGCCTCGCCACGCCCTGCCCCGCCACGCCAAGCCAAGCCATGCCTTGCCTGGCCCCGCCTTGCCGCGAAACAATCTTTAATTTTTCTTTTCCCATGTTTTTATTCTGAATCTGCCAAACAGGGGCCGATAGGTGCCAAAGCCAATCAAGAGCCCGCCCATCTCGAACCAGTTCCGAAGCTTCACGTCATTGATGAGAGGATTTTTGTAAAGGGTGATTTGAAATTCCAAACTCCAGGGTATTTTGAGTGCCGGTCTTGGTTTGGCCTCCTGTTTGATAAAACCTCCTCCCGGCATCTTTGTCGTGGGAGCCGCCCTGACAATGTAGAATGGACCGTTATCGAAATCGGTAAAGAAGACGGGTTTTTGGTCTTTTCCCCTGAATGGGATCAGCTGGGGGTTGATAAAGATGTGCGAGAAACCCATTGAAATATAATCTCCTCTCTTTTTACCCTCGAATTTGGTCACACAGGAATTCCCCTTTTGATTAAAGAGAAAGGCCATAATATTGAGGGCGGGAAACATTATCTGGTTCTTCTCGCCGAGATAAAACTTCTGTTCCGGTGGTCTCGGCTCTTTGCTATGATCAAAAAATTGATCAAACAAAATATCCGCCAAACTTTCAGTTACAATATGAATTTGAGTCTCTTCCATTTTTCACCTTTTTTGTGATGCCCGGAAGTCTATGCTTCGCTTGATCACGTTTAGGTTTTGGAATTCCCCTCAATCTTTAGGGGTCATCGGATAGGTTTCGGGTCTCCTATCAACCTTTTGTCTTCTTATATCCATGCCTCGCCTTGCCTTGCCATGCCCAGCCGAGCCATGCCGCGCCACGCCTTGCCTCGCCGCGCCGAGCCCCGCCACGCCGAGCCCCGCCATGCCGCGGCGTTTCAATATCGTTTCATGCAGGATGACTCCTGTTTTCGTTTTCCCTCCTTCGTAAAACTGAGAATCCGTGTATGTGGGTTACGTTGATCTGAATCCCGAGCTCTGTGATCTGAGTTTTCAATTCTTCCAGGCTCCCAAATTCCCGGCGAATGCCGGGGGCGATCAGGATCCCCTGGCCATTGAATGTTTCTATGACGGTGAAGTTCGGCCCGCCGTTAAGCATCCGCAGTTCAACCATGATGCCCTCCTTTGTTTTCATCAGATGGAATAATGAACAATGCATACGCGTCTTTTACCAGGCCTCCAAACATCGATTTTGCCCACTTCAGGCCGGAAGCGATGAGAGTCAAACCTCTCAGGGTTTCCCGCTTTTCCGGGAGTACGCCGATGAGGGAGACCGAACCATGCAGATAATTTTTAAAATAGACTTTATAGATCATGATTTTTCCCCTTTCAGGATTCCTCGAGGATCATCCCGAGGATCCACTTCTGGATCTCGAGCTCTTCGTAATGATCGCCCTGAACCATCGAATCAAAAAGAAGGGTCTTCGGATCCCCCTGCAGAGCGGCCTCAATGACCGGGCTGCTTCATAGGTATTGAATCCCTCATTCATCCGAAAATCCCTGACGATCTGCTCGGACGTGGTTTTTAAAATAGATCTTTGAGGTTTTGTTTTCGCAGCATCGACGATGTATAAAAGAAAATCTTTCATGGTTCGCTTATCAGCTTTTGCCAAAACTTTGAATCTCAAATAATTCTCTTCTATAAGATCCATATAAATTCTTTTCATCATTTTTATCACCTCCCTTGTTTTTCCCTTTATTGGCCGGTTGCCCATTTGGTCTCTAATCTTTTGAGAGCCCTTAGGGCTTCATAAACCGCTGCCCAGATACCAGGGATTTTAATCTTTGATTGGTTTGCCATTTTAGATTCCTCTTGTATTGATGTAGAATTATCATATTCAAAAACCTTTGTCAAGAAAAAAATGACTAATAATCATCACTATTGACAAAAAAATATTGAGTTTTCTAAATACCTATTATTAAAGAAAAATTCTTCTCCGAAATCATTATGGTAGCCTTCTTTTCTCTCCAAATCTTTGAAAAATTCCAGTATAAAGCCCGTTATCAAAATAAAGATAGAGTTCCTGGAGGCGGCCTTCTTTATAGACCCATTGTTCAGTATCTCCGGATGAACTTCCATATCTGTTGACGTGGTGAGGTCTTCCGCAAATATTTCTTACCTCACTTATAGCCATTCCTTGGGTTAACTTGTCCGTGTCACATTTGTAATATTGTGCCCATGCCGACGATGAAACAAGAGAGGAAATAATCCAAATAAAAACAATAACCCTGATATACATAGGCTCATCTCCTTTCTTTCGTTTTCCTTTGTTTTTTGATCACAGAATCAATCATATAAATTTTTATATCCTCTGCTTTTTCATCCCTGTTTTTCATCGGATCTGTGCTGATAAGGCGAATATATCCATCTTCCAAATCGAGGATTTCTCTTATGGCAATCATACTTTTGGGTTTAATGAGAATTAGACCATATTCTCTTGATCTAAATTTTACTTTGGGGGTTATAACAACATAATCACCCTTTTCGAGACGACAGTCTATCATTTCTTGATCTTTAATTTGAAGAGCAAAAGCATTTGAATCCTTAATTTCTGGTATTGTTATGAATTCTAATGCAACAGGAAAACGATACAATTTGTCACTCAAGTGCCATAAATCGTCAAACTTTCCCATATCAAGGCTTATAACCGGAATGCGGATTATCCTTTGAAATTCAACTGGTTGCGTTAATGTTTTGGCAAACTCTTCCATGCTTATTCCAATAATATCCAAATATCGTGCCAAATTATCCTCTCGTATAGGGTTAACTCCTCGATCCCATTGAGAAACCGTTGAAGGTTTTATTTTCATTCGCCTGGCCAGTTCAGCCGGGATTATATTTGTTTTGTTTTCTCTGATTTTTTTTAAAGCTGGGCCAAATATCCAGATTTTTTCTGACATAATTATTACCCACGATCATAAAAAACTTGACAAACCCAAAATGGTTTGATAATTAATAATCATCATGAAATTAAAAGAACGTTGTGAGGGGTAAACCATTTGCCATGACGATTTATCAATTTTGCAAGACCAGACAGATCACCATCGGGCAGCTCGCCAAAGAGATTGGCTATGATTACGGGACTCTTAGAAATGTCTCTGCTGGCCAAATGCAGGCCGGGATCAAATTGATTCGCGCTCTCAAACGTATTTCTAAGGGAAAGATTTCCGTTAAAGATCTGCGCCCCGATTTATCTGATCTGTATCAATAAATTGACGCTTTGTCAATAAATTTATGACATTCGATTTGAAATGCACCCATTGCGGCGGCTCGATCGTTCATGATCCCGGGAACTACGCGTCCCCGGCCGAGATCAAATGCCTGAGCTGCGGGAGGAGAGTCATGGAAACAGAAAAAAAGACCTGTATGAAATGCGACAAAGAATTTCTTAAGACGGAGGATTATTTCAGCAAAAACCCCAAGAATAACGACGGGTTCGAAGGCCAGTGTAAATCGTGTAGAAAGAAATATTTTGCCGATTATCGCAAGAAGAAGAAAAATCAATCTCCCGAAAAACTTAAAAAAAGGAAGCATACGATTCTATCGGCCCATCGTAAGACTCGGGGTCGAGTAGCTCAATCATCCCTTACCACGGCGTCTCCGGAGGCGATCCTGGCGGTTCTCCGGAAAGGTGTGGCCAGGGAGATTATCAATATAATCGAGGAAAAATTCGGAAGAGAATAGAACAAGGAGGGGATTCTATGCAGCCTTTTATTTCCACCCGAAAGGAGAATCTATGGAAAATACACCAGCAATAGTCCCATCGAAGGGATTGGAGAGGGTAGACCCCGAAAAAGAGATTGAATATGCTTCACATTGTGCCCGAGTTTTGAAGAAGATTGTTGATATGGCCGGCCTCTCGAAGAACCTTGGGGGGGAAAAAGAATATTTGGAATTTGAAGGCTGGCAAACCGTCTCAAAATTTTACGGTGCGGGCGCTAAAGTCGAATGGACCAGGGAGATCATCAATGGTGAGGGAAATATTATAGGCTATAACTCTCGAGCCGTGGTGATCCAAAATGGTGAGGAGATCGGTGCAGCTGAGGCGCGATGTGGGAGAGACGAGGGCAAATGGAATACTCGCCCTAAATACGAATACCGCTATATCGTCAAGGGTGGCGGTCTTTCGAAAGACAACCCGGGCTCAGATAAGATCATCTGGCAGAAGGATACCAAAACCGGCAAGTCATTCCCAAAAAAAAAGAAAGTCGAGGTAGGGTTTGAACTCGTGCCTCTTTACCAGCTTGAATCGATGTCACAGACGCGAGCGATGGCGAAGGCGTTACGATCGCGCTTCTCCTGGGTGGTAGTATTGGCCGGATATTCGCCCACACCTGCAGAGGAAATGGAAGGCGTGATCGACGTAGAGCCAACCCTACCTTCACCGGAGGAGTCAAGCGGGGAATCGCCCTCCTCTCCACCTAATCGAGTTAAGAACGAAAAGAAAACCCCCAAAGAGGAGCAAAATAAAATTACCCCAGAGCAATCCGCCTTATATCTTGCGGAAGTGATTAAACATCTTGATGGATATAAGACTGTTTTTGAACTTCGCAATGGCTATCGGAAACATTTCCACGAATGGGAAAAAAATCTCTTGCCGGCGGATATGCCCAAGGTCCAAGAATACAAGGATAAACTCAAAAAGAAATTTGGGGACAAGGAGAGTTAGTAGGATTTTATCCTCCCCTGCGGGGATGGGGAGGTCAACAGCGAAAAGAGGGGAATCAAGGCTTAATATGATCGCTGTCCCCATCCCTAAAAAATAGGAAATAAATGTGGCCAACCCTCAACTGGAAAATGGACACACTAATATCGCAAATGAGATATTGGAGGCTCTTTGGAAGGTTAATCTATCTTCTTATGAGACACGAGTTCTTATTTATCTTTTAAGAAAAACGTATGGTTGGCACAAAAAGACTGACCGAATTTCATTATCACAATTTTCAAGAGAAATAGGTATGGATCGACGGTTGGTACATAGAACACTAAAGGAACTATCATCTAAGGGGATGATAGTTGTCATCCCCCAAGATGATAGAAAACCTGTAAGTTATGGTTTTCAAAAAGATTATCAAAAGTGGAATCTATCATCTCCTAAGATGACACACCATAAATCTGTCATCCCCTTAGATGATAGTCTATCATCCCCTGAGATGACAAAACTGTCATCCCCTGAGATACCCACAAAAGAAACTACAAAAGAAACTATACAAAAGAAAACTAATGTCGACGATTCTGACGAATCTCGACTTTCGAAACTTCTTTTTTCTCTCATAAAAGAGAGAGATCCAAAACTAAAAGAACCAAATTGGGCTAATTGGAATAAGGATATACGACTTTTAATAAAAGAGGATAAACGGACAACCGAGGAAGCTGAAGAGATCATTAAATGGTCTCAAATAGATGAGTTTTGGCAAAACAATATTCTTTCACCTAAAAAACTAAGAAAACAATTTACACAATTAAAACTAAAAATGAATAAATCCAAAGAGTCTCCTTACGGGATATATGACCATGGAAAGAAAATTCTTTGATATGCATATGGCTAATTTAAGTCTTAATTACAGGCAAAAAATAGAGAAAGGCAGCGTAGATTGGTTTTGGGAGCATTTTAAAAATCAAGAAGAAGAAAAATTTTCAGATGCTATGCGAGATGTAATTGAAGCGGAAGAGTATTTCCCGACGATCGCAACGATCAAAAAATATCTTAACAAACCATATCCTGACGTAAAGCAGGAATGGCCCAGCTTTACCGAATTAGAAAAGGTAACCAAAAGTAATATTGGAAAAGATTCCCTTAAATTAATTTTCGCAAAATTAAATGGTGAAAGAGGAAAGGAACAATATTATCGGGGGATGCTTGAATTGGAGAAGAAATACCCTGATATTAGGCCCATTTCCTTTAAACAGGCCGCCGAACTTTATAAAGCAGGGAAAAGGCTTCCATAATGCTTATGGTATATAATATTTGTCCTATTGCTAAACCCCGTATGGTTCACGGTGACAAGTGGAAAAAGAGACCAGCCACAAATCGATATTGGAATTTTTGTGATCTTTGTCGTATGAGAAAGATTAATCTTCCATGTTGCCGTGGCCATGTGACTTTTGTTTTGCCGATGCCCGAGAGCTGGTCTGAAAAGAAAAAATCTCAATTAGAAGGTTTGGCACATCGAAATAAACCGGACCTCGATAATCTGATCAAGGCCTTGGGTGATGCGATTTATAAGAACGATTCCGGAATATGGGATATTCATGCCACGAAATTATGGGGCCGCGAAGGTAAAATAATTATTGAGACAAGTGATGAGCTGGGGAGGAGGGGAAATGGATAAGGATGAACCAATCCAAACCAAGAAGGTATTTTCACTTAATAAGAAAGAAGATGTAGCAAAGGCGATGCAAGGTTTCCAAGGTTTGGTATTTGAGTTATTAGGTAAGGAAACCTTTCCATGTGAAGTTCATGTTGATGTTATCTTTTGTAAATTTGTGAAGTTCAAGAATGAGCATCCAGAGCGAATGAAAATGCCGAGCATTACAGAAGGAATATAAAGGGGAAGAGAGATGGAAAAGGAAGAATGGTTAAAACGATACAAGGAGAGGATGATTGAAAGGGGATTATCTGAAGAAGAAGCAGAAGAACAAACAAAAGCGATGAGCGATGATTCAACTCCCCTGGGAAGTGCTGCTTTTGAAATTCGCCTTGAAGATAGTCCAGAAGAAGCTGCCGATGATGAACTGAGTTATTGGGCGAGCGATGGGTAACTGGCCGCCTCGGAAAGGAGGTTAATTTCTTATGGCTCAACTTTTCAAGATGGATTTAAAATTAGAAGGCCTCGAGGATCTCAGACAAACCTTTAGCGGCGATCTGATTCGAAAGGCAATGAGATCGGCCCTTGATCAATCGGCGACGTTTGGCAAGAAGCAGATTGTCGATCTGGTTACGAGCAATTATAATATTGAAACTTCAAAGGCCAAAGAGGCGATAGAAATAGTGCGAACGACCCAGACATCCAATGAAATTATGTTTAGAGTAAAAGGAAAGATCCTTTCCCTTTATCATCATTTCCACGCGGTTCAAGATGCCAAAGGCGTAACGGCATTTGTGCAAAAGCGCAATGCGATGCGAATCCCTCACGCATTTATCAGGACCTCGAAAAAGGGTTGGACCGGCGCGATGATTCGCACAGGGAAAGAACGATATCCACTCAGTTGGAAAGTGAATCGTGGTCCATCTATCCCGGCATTAGTGAGGGGTGCCATATGGGATATCGCATCCTCGGACGTCCTGGCCTATTTTAAGTGGATCTTTTGGGATCAATTAGAGAAACGATCAAAGGTGAAGTTTAAATGATGGGTCCTTCCAGGAGCCTTGACCGATGAGACGCGTAAACCCGCAATCCTCACGTGCGAGCCAAACTTTTTTCAGGTTGACCATTGCAGGTAGGGAAGTGTGAATGAATTTCAAATCAGTTCAAAACAGATGGTTTATTTACTCACGATTAGTCGGGAAACGCTTCGGCATTGGAGGGAGAAGGGCCTCCCTTACAACAAGAAAAAGAAATGCTATCCGTTAAAGAACTGTCTGCATTGGATCAGGAACAATATTTGGAGCCCGCGTGACGATTACGGCGATATTCGACAGGAGAAACTTCGTAGAGAACGGGCGAAACGGAGACAGGATGAATGTAAGGCCGCAGAGATGGAAAAAAAACTTATTCCGGTGGAACAACTCGAGGAAATACTTTCGATTTTGGTTGTTGAATTTTCTCAAGGAATTAAAGGTTTGGCTAAAAGATTGTCGCCCGCTCTTGTGCTATGTAAAGATCAAAAAGAAATCGAAATGCTTCTTCGCAAAGAGCATAATTATTATTTGGAACAAATGGCGAAGCCACTACATGCACCCAAACCAACAATTAAGAATCGATATTCTAAACAAGATCAAAAACAGGGTGCGGCCACCGGATGACATTTCCATTCCGGAATGGATTCAAAAAAATGTTCGGCTCTCGGAGAAGATGGCGGCGGAACCCGGATTGCTCCGGATTTCCCGGACTCCCTATACCAAAGGTCCGCTTCGGGCGCTCGAAAATATTTTTGTCGAAACGATTATTTTAGTTTGGGGACGACAACTTGGGAAAACCATGGGGGTGTTATGTCCATATATTTCTTACGTGATCGCGCAGGATCCAGGTCCTGCAACCTTTCTCTTGCCGACCCGGGATAAAGCGAAGGAATATTTTGAAACGAAACTGGATCCGATTTTTCAGGCCTGTGAAGAGATCCGGAAACGAATACCTGACAATCCGGATGACTATACAAAACTCCGGATGAATTTTGTGACGATGGTCCTGGCGATGGCCTGGGCAGGATCGGAGAGCCAAACCACGACGAGGTCAAACCGGTATTTAATCGTGGATGAAGCGGATGAAATAAAAAAAGCGGTCGGTGAACATGCGATCGATCCGATCAAGGGGATCGAGCAAACTACAACAACGTTTTCAAACCGGAAGGAGATCCTCGCTTCATCACCTACTGCGCCGGAAGGCAATATCTGGCAGGCACTCAAAAGTTGCCGGTATGTTTTTGAATACTGGATTCCCTGTCCCCATTGTGGCGTGATACAAATCCTTTACTGGGAGAATGTCCGGTTCGGTGATGACCATGATCCGGTTGTGGTCGAGGAGATCGCCTGGTATGAATGCGAAGCCTGTCAGGGCAAGATATCGAATATGGATAAGATCCGAATGCTCACAAAAGGGGAATGGAGGGCGAGGTTGATTCCGGATCCGTGTGAGCAGATTATGAAGAATATCCGGGCAAAGACCGAAGAGACGATACCCCTCGATGATGTGCTTAGTGACAGACGAGTCAAAAAGATCGGCTTCCATCTTCCAAAATGGTATTCGCCTTTCAGTGGGGGGACATTCGGGATTATCGCAAAGGACTTTCTTGAAGCGAATCAAAAACTGGAAGGGGGCCAGGACTTTGCACCGATGCGGAACTGGAGAATGTATAATGCCGCCAGGCCCTGGGAAGAAGTGGTATTTTCGGAAACGGAACTGGAATTGATGAAAAACAAGATCAACCTGGCTCCATTGATCTGTCCCAAAGATACCGTGGCTCTCACATGCGGAATCGATCCCGGACAGGGAGGATTTTGGTTTTCAATAATTGCATGGAAACCTGATATGAGCTCTCATCTCGTTCATTACGGATGGCTCGCCGGTGATTATGATACCAGCGAACTGGAAAAATTGGTTTCTCACTGGACTTATCGCATCGATGGTGAGGATAGACAATTTATGATCTGGAGAATTGGGATCGATACGGGCGGCGGGCAATATGAGACCGTGGATACGACGATGACCGCGGCGGCTTATGATTTTATACGGAGAATGAAGAGACCCGGATTGATTGGAACGAAAGGGATGTCCCACGCTTCGACGCACCGCGTCAAAGAAAGCCGGATTGAGAAGATGCCGGGAGATAAAGGAAGAGTAATCCCCGGCGGAGTTATCCTTCTTGAAATCAACACCGATATGATGAAGGACGCTCTCTGGTTTCATCTATCAAGAAATAATTACGAATGTCCGAAGTGTCACACAATGAACAAATTCAAAACATTAGAGATATTATCCGGTGAGTCGCTCTCTTGCGGAAAATGCCAAGTTGAATTTAGAAAAAGGACTATCAGCGGTCTCTTCACATTTCATAACCAGACCGATGAAGAGTATCTTAATCATTTATTGGCGGAAGAGAAGAGGATCCAAAAAGACGGAAAATCGGCCTGGATACGGAAAAAACAGGCGAATCACTTACTCGATGCGACGGTTATTGCATTTGCCCTGGCCGATCCGGAATATCATGGTGGGGTGAAAGTTATTTTACGGGATCAGGGAGACCGGAGAAGGCAGATTTCGAAAGGAGTGGTATGAAAGTGCCTCGTTATTTGGATATTGAATGGGATGTTAAACCAATAGGGTTCGACAAAAAAGCCTGTGATGGCCTCTATATAAAATTACTCCGAACGCATATTGAAGCGCTACGGATATTGAGACGCAAGATGAACCTCATCCTCTCCCATTTCAAGTGAGAATCCAATGGAAGGTTTTACAAAAATAAAAGGTCTCTCCGATATCCGCCGGCTGCCAAGGATCGGGAAGATCCGGTTGGGCGAAAAAGTTATTTCGGAAGGTGGTAAAACACACCCTAAGGAAGTTCCTTTTTTTGTCTGTCCTGCGGAAGTGAAGAAGATCTACGGAGAGAAGCCGACGGAACTCGACATTCTGTTTCCCGTCAACGATCCTGCAATTATTTTTCCTCAGAGACTCGAATGGTGGGGTGCTGGTGGATTGAAGTGTTTGGGAGATGGCGTCCGAGTTCGCCGATCCAATGGCGCGGATCAACGGGAGGAGAGGAGCTGCCCTTGTGAGACTTTGGGTAAAGGATGCGGACCCCGAGGCCATTTAATTTTCGTTCTGCCAAAAGTAAGCATCGCCGGTTGTTATCAAATCGATATAGGTAGCCGGAACAGTATCATCGATTTAAATTCTGGATTCGATTATCTCACCGGTCTCATCGGCCGCTTTTCAGGGATCCCATTGAAGCTGAAAAGAGTGTTGAGGGAGACGCATGGGTCTGGTCGTAAGGAGACGCATTACCCGTTGCAGATTTTTTTCGAGGGAGATCTCCAGACCATTGAATCATTCCGCAGGGGTGGCCAGCTTTTACTGCCTCATCAATCACGAGAAGAAAAACCCTCTTCTTCTCTTATGGGTGATGATCAGGACTTTCCCTCTTTCGAAGAAGAACTCGAAGCGGTCAAAGCTCGTGGGATGATTCCAGAGAAATAATGCCTGAGTGCGGCAGAGGTAGGAAGGATAAGTATGAAGATCTTCGTTGCGATCTCTCAGTATAAAATAATGAAAAAAGAGCGTGTCCTGGAGCTGGCTCAGGAGATTGGGCTGAAAAATTTTAAAGCCTATTCACTCGAATTTCATCCCATGTTTGAGAACTCCCTGGTGGAGATGGTTGAAAAAAATCCGGAACATCAATTTCTTTTCCAGAGGGTAACGGGAAGCACCATCGATCGGTCTCGATCCACACTATTGGGTATCTGGAAGAAACTTTATGATGAAGGGGATGTCTATGATTACTATTTTATTCTCGATGAAGATGTGAGCTTTCCTGCCGAGGCCATCAACATGATGATTCAGAGCGATCGACCGATCATCGGTGCAACCTATTCTTTTAAAACAGACAAAGGCCCCAAAGGTAATATGCCGGTCTCAAAGTTTCTTCACGGCGAGTCTGTGCGGCCAGATGGGACGATCAAGATCAAATGGCTAAACGGTGGCTTTATTTTTATGAGAAAGGATGCCCTTGTCAAAATGATCGAATCTTATCCCGAACTCTATTGGGAAAGGTTTAAGCAATTTGAAGGTGATGATATTGATATTCCTGGGAGCTGGGCTTTGTGGCTGGCTTTTGTTGAAAGAGATTTCGGTATCCGTCATTATTATTCAGAAGACTATGCTTTTTGCGAGCGGGCGAGAAAAATCGGATATGAAATCTGGTGTCATACTCAAATTCCTCTCCTGCATTGGGAAGGTCCCATTGCCTACCCCGTCAACTGGCAGAGGATGATCATAAAACAAGCTCCGGATCGTCCCATCGATAACAATATCGAAGGCTGGACCACCGAACTCGAGCTTGAATGGTTGGAAGACCGGGCGAAAGAAATGAGTTCTGTCGTCGAGATTGGTTGTTGGAAAGGAAGATCGGCCAAGGCATTGTTGGAAGGATGCCGGGGGAAGGTCTGGTGCGTGGATCATTTCAAGGGGAGCCCGGATGCCCAATTTTCGACGCGGGACCGCGCTGAAAAAGAAAAGATCTATGAAAGATTTGTGGAAAATGTGGGCCAGTATCCGAACCTTGAAATTATGAAGATGAGCAGCCGGGATGCTGCCGAGATGTATAACACCGATGCGGATATGGTCTTCATCGACGGAGATCATTCCTATGAAACGGTAAAAAAGGATATCGAGCTCTGGCTGCCGAAATGCAAAAGACTCATTTGCGGTCACGACTATAACGAAGTCTGGAAGGCGGTCCATGATGTTCTGGGCCAGATCACCGGGATTTACGAATCCATCTGGTATAAGGAGTTTTGATGAGAAAAGCGGTCCTGATTCTTGATAACGGCATGAAGATCCGGCTTCATCTGAAGGAAAAGGATGTTAGAAGACTTACGAGTCAGCCCAGGGCGCCTTTTAGCAAGCCAAAGAAATGGACCCGGATTAAAACATTTTTTAGAAGACTCTTAAGGGGGAGAAAATGATTCCCGGAATGCCCAGATCACAAAAAGAAGGGCAAATATATTTTATTCAGGAGTGCAATAATAAATTAGTAAAAATAGGAATTGCCAAAAAAGCTGTACGAAGATTGCAGAATCTACAGGGTGGATTACCATTCGCCTTTGATATCTTAGCCATTAAAAAGGGTACGTGGGAAGAAGAGTTTGCTTTGCATTTACGATATCAAGATTCCCGGGTGAATGGAGAATGGTTTAAACCATCTGAAAAATTAATGATGTACATTCGAGAAGTTTTCGATCAAAATGTTGAATTGACAACGCAGGCGAAAATGACCCTTGAAGAGACGAAATCACGTACAGGCGCGAAAGAATGGTTAAAACATTCGAAAAATATGAAATTAGGGGAAAATCTCAATATTGAAGAATTATTCGGGATAGAGGTTTTGCTTACAATAGATGATTTTGCAACAATTCTTCAGGTTACCCCAAATAAAATTAAAAGATGGATTTCTGAGAAAAGGGATCTCCCGCCCACCTTGAACTTTTATGGTCATATCAGATTTAGGAAAACCGATGTTAAAAAATGGTTTGAAGAAATGGAACAAAAAGATGGAAAAGCGATTGCTAAGGGTTGATGAAGTAGCAGAAATTTTATCTGTTCATCCCAATACTGTTTTGAATTTAGTAAGAGATGGCTATCTTATCGGTCATTCAAGATTCCCTAATCTTAGGGGCCTCCGAATAACCTCAGAATCTGTTGACCTTTATATAAAAACCTACCAAGTTCATAAAAATTCATAAAAATACTCCTTTCCTATAAAAGATTTTCTACAATAAGGCACAAAATACACAAAATGGGTCTTCCTTTCAAAATTGAAATATAAGAGAATCTTTTTCAAATGGCTGGAATCACGCTTGCGCAGGCAGAAGCAAAATTGGCTCTCTGGATGGAGGCCGACGATAAGGTCGCTTCCGGACAGTCTTATTCGATCGGTGGGCGGTCTTTGAGCCGGGCCGATGGGAAGTTGATCAAGGAGAACATCATGTCCTGGGATCGAAAAGTTAAAGAACTCAGCGACGGCGGGATTAAGGTGAGAGCCGTGACGCCGGTGGGATGATGACCAAATTAAATCCTCCGGAGAAAAACATCGTTGATCGGATTATCGAATATTTTGCTCCCGTTACGGCCCATCAACGATTCAAAGCACGCTGGATGTTATCCATTGTCGGTTCATATACTGGGGCTTCAACCTCCAAGCGATCGCTTTCCACATGGAAACCGCATGGTGTCGATGCGGACTCCGCAATCCTTCCCGATCTCCCCACGCTTCGAGACCGCAGCCGCGATTTAATCCGGAATGCCCCCCTGGCGACCGGAGCGGTAAACACAGCCACCACAAATGTAATCGGCACCGGATTAAAGCTTCAGGCACGCCTGGATCGCGACGTTCTCAAATTTACGGATCAGGAGGCCGACGTCTGGGAGAAGAAAACGGAGCGCGAATTTCGTCTCTGGGCCGAATCACAGGAATGCGACGCCTGCCGGATCCTCAATTTCGCCTCGATCCAGGAACTGGTTTTTAGACAGACGCTCGAAAACGGAGATGTTTTTATTTTACTCCCGAAGATCAAGCGGCTCCCCTTGCCCTACGATATGAGACTTCAGATCATCGAGGCGGACCGTATCTGCAATAGAGACAACGTCAGAGATACCAACCTTCTGGCTGCGGGAGTCCAAAAAACGATCGAGGGCATTCCCGTTGCTTATCATATTCGCCAAAGCCATCCCGGAAATCTTTTAAATGCCCAAACCGGAGGAACCTGGGACGTGATCCCGGCCTTTGGTGAAAAAACCGGACTACGTAACGTCATCCACCTTTACCGGATGCTGAGGCCAGGGCAAAGCCGGGGACTCCCTTATCTGTCTCCCGTTATCGATAGCCTTAAACAATTGGACCGTTATACCGAGGCCGAGATTATGGCTGCGGTGGTGGCGGGGATGTATACCGTTT